TTGAACAAACACTGGAAGGTGCACTGTTTATGTTTCCTATTCCGTCGGGCAAAAACACAGCGGCCACCGCCGGCAATCCCAATGGTGCACAAGACGGTGAACAAGGACGTCCTGTGCCATCGACTCGCCCCAACAGCGGCAGCTCCTATACTGGTGGTGTTGGCAATGCCACCAATGGCCTCACTGACCGAGCTGCGGCCATAAACAACAACAACGGTGCCGCAGCGGCCAGTGCTAATCAAACAGATTTACTGCGCAACAGATCAAGAAATATTGCAGCGGCAGCCAGACAGTCTGGCACTCCTGTGGCTCCTGCTGCAACCACAAGTCAAGGCTCACCACAAAGTGCATCAACAACCACAGCAGCCACAGCATCATTGACACCGTTGCCGCCGGCTCAACCAGTGGTCAGCAATGGTCAAACATTGCCAAGCTCGCGCACCACAACCACCGCGATTGTTGGACAACGCACTGTTGCACAAGACGGTGTGCGTGATTTTTAAGGAAACAAATGTCAGAAGAAATACAACGCAGCACAGGTAAGCCCAGCAATTTCAAACAAGACCGCGGCGGCACACCAGCGGAGTTTGGGCCATTTATTGGCATAGTAAAAAACAATGTTGACCCTACTCGTGCCGGACGCCTGCAGGTTTACATTGAAACTTTTGCTGGTGGCAACGAAAATGATTCTACCAAATGGACCACAGTGAGATACTTGCCAGGGTTTTTTGGCTACACACCCAGTGGCAATACTGCTGCTGACGGCGACGGGCAGTACCCAGGCAATCAAAACAGCTATGGCATGTGGTTTACCCCGCCAGACATTGGAATCACAGTGTTGTGTGTGTTCGCCAATGGCGATCGTCAACTGGGATATTACATTGGTGTTGTGCCTGACAACGGTATAGGACATATGGTACCAGCCATTGGTGCAGCTTCCAACTATGCTGCACAAAACAAAAATCAAGAAGCTTATTTTACTGATGCTGACTTATTGCCGGTCACTGAAATCAACACCAACAACACTGCATTGATCAACTCGCCACGTTTTTTCCAACAGAGAAAACCTGTGCAAAGCGTGGTAGCTCAGGCCATGTTCCAGCAAGGACTCATTACCGACGGTGAACGTGGGCCCATACGCTCAAGCAGTCAGCGTGAAACACCCAGTGCTGTGTTTGGTATCTCAACCCCAGGCATACCAGTATACCAGGGTGGTATGAAGCCCAATGACATTAGAAAAAAAATACAAAACAATGAAATCAGACCAGACCAGGCACAGGTAATCAGTCGCGCTGGCGGGCACACCTTGGTCATGGATGATGGTGACCTTGAAGGCGACAACGCTTTGTTGCGATTGCGCACACCCAAAGGCCATCAAATCATGATGAACGATACTGGCAACTTCTTATACATAATTCATGCCAATGGTCAAACTTGGCTGGAATTTGGTGTAGAAGGCACTGTGGATATATTTTCCACCAATTCAGTAAACATTCGCACCAACGGCGACATCAACATGCATGCTGACCGTGACATCAACATGTTTGCTGGCGGCAACATACAAGTCAAAAGTGAAAAAAGTACCACAATGGAAGCAGTCACAGATTTCAACATATCAGCACAGAAAGATTTAAAAATTTACAGCAAAGCCACAATAGGAGTCAAGGCTGATGGTACCATGGCACTTCAAAGTGCAGGTGGATCCTGGAACGGTGGTGGTGATTTAAAATTTACTGCTGGCGGAATAGATTTAAATGGACCTACAGCACCCACGGTCACTGCCCCCACACCCATTGCTATTATTAATTTAGACGACACCAAGTTTAGCACCAGCAAGGGCTGGGAAGTTGATCCAGATGCCTTAAAAACCATTGTTCCGAGAGCGCCCACACACGAACCTTATCCATATCACAACAAAGGGGTTGATGTCAAAATTAAATTTGAAGAAGGCAAGCCCACACCGCCACCTGGTGCAGTGCCAGTTCCGGCAGGGGTAACTATCAAAGCATTATGAGTAAATTTATTTTTGATCTTGAAAGTCTCAAAGGGTCTGTTGGCTCATCAGTGTCTTCACTTGAATCAGGATTGTCAGCCGGCACCCCTGATGACAAACTGACCTACAGCGGCAATGATCCCATAGTATGGGACCGCGTGAATAATGAACGACTGCGTCGTGGACTGAGTCCACTGCCAGGACCCAGACCTGTAGACGATGGCAAGACTCTTGCAGATCAACGACGAGGCCAGCCAGCCAGCACTGCACCAAACAGACCCTTGACCGAAGCTGAAAAAGCCCAGGCCGCGGCCATTGCCAGCCAATTTGGATTACCCGATCCCACAGCAGTATCAAAAACTTTTGAACTCAATTGCCCACCGGGTACCACACGTGAACAAGCATTTGAAATTTTTCAAAAGCAAGTCAACACAGGTGGGCTAACTGGATTTGCACCTGGGGATGTGCTCAGCGCACAAACTCAAGCGTCTGATGGACTGGCTTCAGCACAGGCCATGATAAGCCAAGAAGCTGCAGGATTTCCGGGGATAGACAAAGGCACATTAAATTCATTTAAAAATATTGCAGACACTGCCAAACAGTCAATTGCCGCAGGCACCACAGGCACCAGTCTAAGCGGTGCAGCAAGAACCGCTGGAAGCATTCTCAAAGACACTGCTGGTAAGATTGGCAGTTTGTTTGGAACCCCAGTCACCGATGGAATCAACACAGCCGACTTTGCAAAAACTGCATCAGCACTGGTTCCCATGTCAAATTTAAACACCACAGATGTCAGGGCCACGGTGGCAGCAGTAGGCACAGCAACTGGACAAGATTTCAACCAGTTTACCAATGCTGTGGGTGTGGGAAAATTTGGATTTGATGCTGCACAATTAGAAACAGCAGGGTTGCTCAAACCTGGCACAGCTAGTGCCTATCTTAGTCAAGGAGCAAATGATTTAACTTCTGTGCTAAAAAGTCCTGCGGTATGGACTGGCAAAGGTGGCATCAACAATCTTGACAGTTTGTTGAGCAATCCTGCTGCGCAAGGCCTGACACAACAAGATTTAATGAGCAAAGGATTAGGAGCGGCCAAGTCACTAGGAGTTCCAACTGACAGCCTTAATCCCAAAGAACTAGGCGGTATATCATCAGTATTCAGCAAAGATATAGCTGGTGGCGCTGATTGGATTCGAGGACAACTGCCTGCTGACAAACAAGCTGATTTTGATAAACGATTTGCCGATGCAAAATTTGCCGTAGGCACAGCTGAACAAAAACTCAATGATCCTGTGTTACAACAAGCACCGCCGGGCGAAGCAGAAAACACTGTGAACCGACAAACCGTAGACGCCGCCGCAACTAGAATTGTAGGCAACGATAAAGTTCCAAGTTTTAATTATGGTCCTCAACCGGCCAATGAGGCCTTGGTGGCCGAAAACAAAGTACTGAGAAAAGAAATAAAGGCCTTGCTTGGTCGCCTGGCAGAAATAAAAGTGTCAACTGCTCCATTTGATCAATTAGATGCTTTGAATGCACAACTTGATGCATTGTTAGCCGAATTCCAAATTGTACTAGACAAAACTTCAGCAATCGAAGCCCAGGCCCTTAATGCTGTTCCGTACAGTTCAGAATTCAGCGCAAAACTTCGAACACAACTGACTGACATTATTACTGCTATGCAACTGGCAAATGATCTGAAAAGAGCCATTAGACAAGAAAAACGCCAGGCCCAGGCGCAACAACAAGCCTAAAATTGCACCATAAATATTGTCATGACCACATTCATTGGCTTCAACACCATCAATCAAAACAAAAAATTTACACTGACAGACTTTGCGTTGATTCAGCGTGACCTGCTGAATGCTTTTAACATTCGTCAAGGTGAACTGCCAGGCCGCCCAGGCTATGGCACAGTGTTGTATGACTATGTGTTTGAAAATCAAGTTGAACAACTGCAACAGCAGATACGTGACGAAGTACAGCGTGTGGCCGGCGGTGATCCCAGATTGATCATCAATGACATTCAAGTGTTTCCACAAGAAAATGGCATCTTGATTCAGTTAGAAATTACCATTGTAAACACCACCAACGCTGAAATACTCAGCATATTCTTTGACGAGCAGACTCGCAATGCCAGCTATGTATAACTGCGCCGTTTTTATTATCAATAAATAAAGCACGGACGAGAAAAACAATGGCCACAACCACAAGACAAACAGCGATATTTGGTGTAGAAGATTGGAAACAGATCTATCAAACCTATCGCGAAGCTGACTTTCAAAGCTATGACTTTGAAACACTGCGTAAAAGTTTCATTGATTACCTGCGTTTGTACTATCCTGAAACATTCAATGACTACATTGAATCTTCAGAATTTATTGCCTTGCTGGATGTCATGGCGTTTATGGGTCAGGCACTGGCCTTTCGTACAGACCTAAACACTCGCGAAAACTACATTGACACAGCTGAACGACGTGATTCAGTTGTGCGTCTTGCTAACCTTGTGAGCTACACAGCCAAGCGCAACACAGCAGCTGAAGGTTATCTCAAGGTATTCAATGTGACCACAACTGAAAATGTAGTGGATTACAATGGAGTCAACTTAGCCAACATCACAGTGAACTGGGCAGATCCTACCAATGTGGACTGGCAAGAACAGTTCACAGCCATTATCAATGCCAGCCTGGTTGACAGCCAGCGAGTGGGACGGCCCGGCAACAGACAAACCATGCTGGGCGTGAGAACTGATGAGTATGGCATCAACTTGGTGTCAGGCTTTTTGCCTGTCATTCCCTATAACGCCACAGTAGACGGCGTTAATATGCCGTTTGAAGCTGTGACCAGTACCAGCATAGGCCGTGACTATGTGTATGAGCCATCTCCTGTGCCAGACACCACATTCAACATACTGTTTAGAAATGATCAACTGGGATTTCAAAGTGCCAACACTGGCTATTTCTTTTTGTTCAAACAAGGTGTGTTGCAAAATCAAGATTTTAACTTGGCTGAACGCATTGCCAATCGCACTGTGGATATCAACATTGAAGGTGTTAACAATCAAGATCGTTGGCTATTTCAATTGGACAACCTAGGCACAATCAGCAGAGAGTGGCAGTTTGTGGAAAATGTGTACACAGCCGCCGAACAACGCAGCAATGCCCTGCAGGCCATCTATGCTGTGACATCCAGAGCCAATGATCAAATCACTCTGGTGTTTGGCGATGGTGTGTTCTCAGAAATCCCTGTAGGCACATTCCGTTCCTATGTACGTGCATCAAACGGTCTTCAGTACATAATCAACCCTGAAGAAATGCAAAATGTTGTGTTGCCCATCAGCTACACTGACCGCAATGGCAACTTGCAAACCATCACATTCACCTGTGGCATCACACGCCCTGTGAGCAACAGCCAGGCACGTGAACCCATTGCTGAAATCAAACAACGTGCTCCTGCACGTTACTACACACAGAATCGCATGGTCAACGGGGAAGATTACAACCTGTTCCCGTACACACAATACAACAGTATTATCAAAAGCAAGGCCTTGAATCGTGCATCTATTGGTACCAGCAGATACTTAGATCTTGTGGACAACACCGGCAAATATTCCAGTACCAACACATTTTCCAGTGATGGCGCACTATGGTTGCAAAGCATATTGCCTACCATACTGTTTTCATACACCAATCGCAATGACATAGCTGATGTGATTGCCAATCAAGTACAGCCCGATATTGGCAAGGCAACCATGCGTCAATTTTATTATGCCAACTTCCCACGCATCACATCGACCACACAACCCACAGGAGTGACTTGGTTGGCAGGTTATACCTGGAATCAAAGTACCACATTGGCCAATGAAACCACTGGCTATTTCCGCAACACCACCACTAGTTCTACCTTTCCCAGCGGCACACCCATACCAGTGGGCACAACCACAACCACCATGTTCAAGTATGTGATTCCTGGCAGTCTCATACGTTTTGTGCCACCTGTGGGCTACTATTTTGATCGCAACAATCGCCTGGTGCAAGGCACTGCCACTCGTGCAGATGAACGCATGGAAATCTGGGCCAGTCCACAACAGATCGTGGGCGACGGCTACAATGGTGGCCTGGGCAACTTGAGTTCAGGTGCTGGACCAGTAACCATCAACAATTTTGTGCCCACTGGCGCTATTGTTGATACCATCATTCCGCTGTTTGTCACAGACCTGCCCAATGCATTGGAACAGAGCATGGCCGAACAAATGTTGCTGTTTCGCAATTTTGGCCTGGGCTATGACAACAATGGTAACATCACCGGAACACCTTATACCTGGTACTTGATCACCAGCACCAATCTTGATGCCTATTCGTCTGCCAATCCAGCAACCTGGAGCCAACAATATGCTGGCAACACATCAGGTGCCAATCTTGATGCATCTTGGCTGGTACAATTTGTGGTACAAAATCAAAATTATACCATTACATTCCGCGGCCTGAGCTACAACTTTGGCTCAGTGCTGCAAACACGTTTCTTCTTCTATGAAAATCAACTGGTGTACGACAGTCGCACTGGCACAGTGATCAAGGACTTTATCAATGTGTTGGCTGTGAACACTAAACCTGATTCCACAGAGCCATTGCCTGGTGATATCTATACCACCATCATTGACCAACCAATTCAAAGCGATGGCTATGTTGATGATTTCCAGGTGTTGGTCAGTTATCGTGATTCGGACAACGACGGGGTGCCAGACAATCCAGACTTTTTTGATGAAATTGTAGGACCAGTGTCTGAATCAGGACCGTTTGTGTTTTTGCAACAAACCGTGGACTTTGACAATTTAGAACGTTATCTGTTGGTTGAACAAGATCGCGTGAGTTATGACTATGGTACCCTTGACGAAATTGAATTGGCCAAAACTGAGTGGACTCCTGGAAAGGTATTTTATGCCTATGCTGAATTGGCATTCTATGAACTTAGTATATCAGTCACAGGAGTACGCACCCTGGTTGCAGTATCAGGATGGCTGGCCCGTCCCGGCCGCCAAGACTTGTATTTCCAATATCGACACAATTCACCGTTGACCAACAGAATTGATCCGGGCAGCACCAACATTGTGGACCTTTACGTGGTGACGCTGAGTTATTATACTGCATACCAAAACTATCTGCGTGATACCACAGGCACTGTGACTGAACCGCAACGACCCACCATTGACGAACTCAGTACTGACTATCAAGCACTGCAAGATTATAAAATGATCAGTGACAACATCGTGGTCAACAGTGTGGTATTCAAACCCTTGTTTGGTCCCAAGGCCGCTCAAGAACTTCGTGCCACTATCAAAGTTATTCGTGCTCAAAACAGCACGGCCA